AGAATGTTGTACTGTCTGCCACTGTGAAGTCTGTGTACTGGCCAATGTATGCACCCGGTGTTTCTCCGGCATTAGCTGTGAATGCCTTGCCATCATTTGAATACTTGATATGCAGATAGGGTGTACGGCCGTCAGCACCTTTGGTTCCGGCGATACCCTGCGTGCCTTGCGGCCCTTGCGAACCTTTCAATTGCACCCATTTATATGAGGTGTAGGCGGTAGGTGCCGTTGCACTGGCCGTCACTGCCGTACCGATATATGTATTAGGTGTGTCAACCATCGGGTTGCCGCTGGCACTGGCCGAGTACTTGATATGAAAAAATTGCGAAGTACCGGGAATGCCTTGTGATCCTGTCGGTCCTGTCGCCCCTGTTGCACCTTTAGCACCCGCAGGACCTTGTGCCCCTGTCTCACCTTTCACCTTTGTCCAGGTGTAATCAGAGAAGGTATTACTATCAGCTTCAGAAAAATCCGTGTATTGTCCGATATACGCACCCGGTGTTTCTCCGGCATTGGCGGTAAATGCCTTACCGTCATTTGAGTATTTGATATGCAGATAAGTAGTTCGCCCGTCAGTTCCTTTAGGTCCAGCGATACCCTGCGTACCTTGCGGTCCTTGCGAGCCCTTCATCTGCACCCATTTATATGAGGTGTAAGATGTCGGAGCAGTCGCACTGGCCGTCACCGCCGTACCGATATATGTATTAGGTGTGTCAACCATCGGGTTGCCGCTGGCACTGGCCGAGTACTTGATATGAAAAAATTGCGAAGTACCGGGAATGCCTTGTGATCCTGTCGGTCCTGTCGCCCCTGTTGCACCTTTAGCACCCGCAGGACCTTGTGCCCCTGTCTCACCTTTCACCTTTGTCCAGGTGTAATCAGAGAAGGTATTACTATCAGCTTCAGAAAAATCCGTGTATTGTCCGATATACGCACCCGGTGTTTCTCCGGCATTGGCGGTAAATGCCTTACCGTCATTTGAGTACTTGATATGCAGATAAGTAGTTCGCCCGTCAGTTCCTTTAGGTCCGGCGATACCTTGCGTGCCTTGCGGTCCTTGCGAACCCTCCATCTTAACCCATTTATACGAGGAATAAGATGTCGGTGCCGTTGCACTGGATGATACTGCCGTGCCAATATACGTGTTAGGTGTATCAACCATCGGATTGCCGTTGCTATTGGCCGAATACTTGACATGAAAGTACTGGGATGTTCCCGGAATACCTTGTGAACCGGTCGGCCCTGTCGCCCCGGTTGCTCCTTTAGCACCCGCAGGACCTTGCGGACCGGTTGCCCCTTTAGCGCCTGTATCGCCTTTTGAAACTTCCTTCAACCAATCCACAGACGTTGCGCTCGGCGTTTCCGTTGTTTCCTTAGCAATACACAAATAAAGTGATCCTCCGTATGTTACCCGGTCATATTCATAATAGCGTTCTCCGGCATTGTATGCCCCCTTATCCACCGGTACAGGTTTGGCAGTCACTCCGTCCGCCGATATCACCCGGATTGAACCGGTCATGAATATATTTTCCAGCAAAGCGGAATAACCGCTCATGTCGCCGAACACCGGATGAACAAATCCTTCCGTATTACCCAACTGCATAGCCACCATTGCCGGAGCAATTTCCCAACTGTTTACACCGTTCAGGAAGCGGATATACCCGTCTTTCCCGCTCAGGTAGATAGAGCGCTGGCGTTCGGTCTTCGTGAAGTTACCCATTCGGGCTATATTCATAAATTTGCAAGGCAGCACATCGGTCAACTGCGGCATCACTAACATGGTGCTATCCTCATACACCGATATCACACGGAACATAACCGTCCTGAATCCTGCATTATGATGATAAATACCTCTCAGAATATCATCAATATCAAAAGGATTAGTGTCACCTTCTTCCAATTTCAGTGTAACAACATATTGGTTTTCTCCGGCTTCCGCAACTTCTTGGATAATCCCGCCCTCACTTACCCAGAATTCAGAGCCAATCACCGTTATTTTATTATAGCGTAATTCCGGCACTTCCAGAAAAGCCCGCAGGAGAAGCGAACGCGCCTCGATATCTCCTTCAGATGTAGCGTTCCAACCGGTACCCAACAATCCGGAGACGAATGTTTCCGAACTGATATTCCCCTTGAAAATGGCACGTAATATCGTTGCTACATTGGTAATGTCGATATCTTTACCCGTTATCTTATCCGTGGCGGTGACGTTGGTACCGGACACTGTATCACCAGCCTTAATATTTTTACCGGATACATCTTCGGTAGCGGTGATAGTATCGGTCTGAATTCCGTTCTTAACTTCCAATCCTCCCAGCAGCTTCAGCAGATGCTTTGTCTCATCCGGTCCTGTCTTAGATAAGAAGTACTTCTTCAGTTCCTCAATATCTATAGTTTTATCCTTCAGCCCTTCATTCAAAAATGCGAGCACTGCCGCTACATGACGGTTGGAGACACTGTTCTTAAGTATCGCTTTGTCTATATAGTCAATTAGCTGGTCAATTACTTCCTGTTGCTGTGTCATATCAGTTAAATTCGGGTGTGAATTGTTCGGTATGTATGCGCGGGGATCCGAAATCATCATCCAGGAGTGATCCGGTATGATGGTGTTCTGACTCTGCAAAACGCAATGTTAACTTGATGCTTTCCGGAGTGGTGGCACGTGCGGCGGATGCCAGGTTATCAGCCGTAGCGATGACCTTGATATTGCGGCCATCCAGTCCCAGGATCTTGATATCATCTGACGACAGCATATCTATAAGATATATGAGTTCTTCCGGTGATCGATATCCGGAGTCTACTTTTAATGTGTCGGTACCGGATTGGCGTTCACGGGCTTCTACATAATCATCCACCAATTCATCATATACGAAGTATGTTTCTTCGTCCGCTGCCTTGTGCTCGATGGAACCGATACCGGTGACCTCGATACGTTCGTAGGCTCCGTAGGAGTTCAGGAATTGAAGCAGATAACGTTCTCGCGAGACAGTTCCCGGAGTGATTACAATAGTACAGGCTTTTATCTCTCCGGAATAAATATCAAAGACGGATGCCAGAACATGACTCGTTTCAAACAGATTCTTCCGGAGGCGGTACAAGTTGAGTGCGACAGGATCTCCGGTTGTGCCGGGTAGGGGAGTGGCAATCCCTGCAGCTACAACTTTCAGTTCTGCATCAGGGTAGATAAAGGGGATTGGCAACAGTTCCGTTTCTCGGATGGTGAAAAGGCGTCCGGTTCCGCGGGTAGTCTGGAAAAAGTTTCCTTCTGAGTTGAGCAGCTTCCAGGTGAAGATATTACTGTTTTCATCATTCAGCCGGCGAAGTGTCCGTTTACTGACTCCGCCGATCAGAGCTTTTAATGTCAGCGTCACTTCTCCACCTTCAGTATTAGTGACTGTGATGGTGATATCTTTAGCGCTACCGGTGGCACTGATCAGCACGTCAACAGATTCATTATATAAAGTAGCCGGTTGCACGATGGCGGCAAGTATATCTTGTATGAAGATGGAGAAATCCCCCTCACCGCTGCCGGTATAAACAATATTATTTCCTTCCTTGATAACATAAGTGGCCAAAGAGGTGGTATTGACAGACAACTTGATAGGGTTCCCGGTCAGTGCCATGGTTGCAGGGTATATATTAGCGGTTAGACTCATAACGGGGTATAGGTTGATAAGACAATATTTCCGGATACGGATACCGTACAGCTGCAATAAGTAATCAGGAACACATCACGTTCCGGAGTCGGTGTTGTGATGAATGCGAACAGGTCGTCGGCAATGGCGATATTGTTTCCTGAATACCGGCGATAAGCGGTCAGTAACACATCCGTATTACTGACCTGCATGGCTGTTATGTTTTTGCTGTTAATCATGGTGCAAAGATGAGAACTGAAGGCGGAGACTAAAAGGACAACTTAAATATGGTCTGCCTTGATCCATAGATTGTATTTGAATTCAAAATGTACACCTCCGTACTCCTTTTCTTCATAGATGGGAATCCCCTGGCTGGTGTAGTTTTTGACCACTCTGATTTTATAATATAAGTCGAAACTGTAGTTTACCTGCTTGATGAAATGGGTTCGTGTATTATCGTAATCGTCTTTGGTCGGTACGGTGAAAGGTATCTCAACATCGGAGGTTTCGTCGCTGACTTCATTCTTTCGGTTGACACCGATCCAGGTTGCTGGTGGTTTGACTGCAGTCTGCCATTGCCGTATCTGCTCGCCGCAAACAGAATTATATACTGATTCCCGGTTATTAAAGAGGACCCATTTATAAAGCTGTACTATAGTATGAATGCCTTGTTCCTTATCAAGATCGTATGGCTTGAGTAATTTGATAGTCCGTAAATTTACAGTAGCCGGCAAACTGAAATGCAGCGGTAGCTGGTACCTCTGTGTATCGACTAAAAGCCGTTGGCCATCAAAAGCGACAGGGGTACTGAAATCAGCATTCAAGAGTTGCTTGTGTTCCAGGTGTAATTTGGCTTCAATAGTGTGGTTAGCATGTCTCAGAATCGCATCGTAGCCTTTCCAGAAGCGGTTGAATAATCCGTTTTCTCCGACGAATGTCATCGAGATATCATAGGTGTGTCCGTTCTTGTCAACAACCTGGCCGTTGGGCCCATAACATCGGGGACTACCACAGGGGCGCGTTGTTGGCAGGGAGAAGCAAAAACAGAGCGGAGTACTGTTTTCTGACTTCTCCGAGAGGTTTACATCAGAGCTTGAGATATTGGTATACCGGTGGATCTTGTTGAATAGATAGGCAGGGCATTCATAGTTGTTATCCGGATCCTCCCACTTAATAGGCAGGCATTCGTCTACGGATGAGATATCTTCGTAGTCTATGTTAGATTCCTTATCCCACGGAAAAAAGTCTAATGATACTACTCCGAGTTTTAGTGTGCGGAGGTTACGCACGCAATAAGTGCCATCTCTATTGCTATAGCTGAGATATCCGTCCTTCCGGTCTCCGACAATATGCCCGTATGGTTTGAGGAACTTATCAAGGGAGTCGGCTGCAGGAGAAGCGACTAACAGCGGATATGGGCCACTGATCGAAGTTGCTGCAGACAATTTCAATTGTTTGGGGGTATTGTAATTCATGATAGGTTCGGCAGCCTTTAGTTTAGACCAGTCTTGTGAAGCCGGAGAAGTGATAATGTCCTTGATGAACCTGAGCCGTACAGTCTTTGTCTTTCCATCAACAAAGTAGACCATTCCAAAGCGGCAGTAAAGCGCCTGCAGGAGTTCGTTTATCGTGCAATCCGGCATGAGGTCCGAATAGTCGATAAACCCTTTGACACAACAGTCTGCAGCATTGTTAAGTACAACCAGACGAGAGAGTTGCGGATGTGTGGAGAAAGGGTTCTCTGTCACACGATATCCGAAATAAGTGAAGATGTAATCAAGCAGCCAGGAGACTTTTAAAAAGGGAGTGATCCCGTAGCCGATGGGTACCGAAGTGGCGACAGCTTTACCGTCTAACAGATAGGTTTCGTTGCGTGCCGCTCCGTTCAGTTTGTATTTATCACCGTCCTTAATTATAGAATTAAGATACTCCGGATAATAGACATCTGTGTCATTTTCCTTGTTCTCTGGAATAGCAACGCAAATCTGGAAGACGTGTAGCGGGGTATCAGTCTTCCGGTCATTCATAATATCATCCAGGTAGGTGATAACTCCTTCTACTCCGTTATCGGGGCTATACTTTGGTAACCCTTCAAAAGATTTAAGAGTTACAGAGTTCCAGATGTTGTATATTTCCGATTCATCGAATCCGATATTAGAGACAATGCCGGTACTGTGTGAGGCTTGGGTAATGTTCATTTTTCCAATCCGGTGGTAGATGCCATCGGACACGGTGACCTGTGCATCTTCAACCGGTGCCTGATCAGTGTCCAGACGGTTGATATGATTAATCAGGCGAAGGTTATTTTTTGATGTCGGTATTGTGGCGGCGATGGATTGCGATCCCTGGTCATTGAATACAGGTGAAGTATCTTCGATTTCAATATTGAAATCAGAAGGTAGGTCGAATGTTCCTGATTGTGTGCTGAGTTTGACAGACATGGCTTATTTCTTTTGTTTGGTGAATGCTTGCTTTGATTTTTGGTCGAGAGCTTCGGCGTCATGGAGATCGCGAAGAACAACATAATTTCTTTGAGGCTTTTTCATCTCTTGGACAACTTTAGATAAACTGACGATTGCGTCAGCTAATTGAGGGACAAATAGCCCAAAAATAGGATTAGGTCCGGAATCCGCAAGGTTATTTAGTTTTTCATCATTGATAATATCATTTAATGTACTGTAATTTCCGGCTGCACGTTGCGGAACCCGCCCGCTGCGGGCATCCTGTATCGCATCAATCACCAACGGATAATTGACGTGCCGTTGCAGGCGTGCAAGATCTTCCGCATTAATAATAAGTTCGTCTCCACGTTCTGAAATCAGAGCCGTCCGGTGTACAATACCGGTAGGAGCCGGACCAATATAAGGCACATCCCGATAGGTTTTCCCGTCGTCTTCGCCGATGACATCATAATTTCCGGTTGCCCATTGGCGAACGGTTACGTTGGCGGTTGGAGTCTTGTTTTCGGTATCAGAAGCGGAGCTGGAACTTTTCTTTCCACCGATCAGGGCTTTCAATCCGGCACGAGCTGCAGCAATCGTTCCGCCGATAACAGCAGCCAGGGCCGCACCGGTTGCGATACCTAAGAAACCTTTGCTACCTATTTCACGGGCTTGGGCTTCTGCGATGGTGGTGATACCGATACCGGTTAATCGTATCAGTTCTGCATCGATCATGGTGGTTAGTACATCAAAGACGATATCGACCATAGAGTCACCGAAGTTTGCCAGGGCGTTTTCCTGTCCGGCGATAACGTTGCCCATTGCTTCACCGAAGCCATTGGCATACTGCATCATGGCGGTATGTTGTTTCTTACCGCTGGCAGTCTGTTTTTTTGCAAGGTCTTCGGCCATCTTAGCCTCTTTGTCGGCTGCTTTCTTTCGTTCCTTCAGTTCTTCTTGGACACACTTCATCTTGAAATCAAAGAGTTGCTCTTCGATAGTCTTCCTGGCGTCAGCATCCAGCCCGGCAATCTCAAGAGAACGTTGCAGGTGCATGATAGCCAGTTGATCTTTAGCATCTTCATAACTTTCCTGAGTGTTCAGATTTTCATCACTTTGGTTGATGAACACTTCCTTCAGGTCACGTTGTTGCTTTTCATAGAGTTGCTTTTCTTCCTCAATGGCAAGCTCAACGGCTTTCTTTCGCTCTTGGATCTGTATGTCTCCGAGCTGTTTCTCGGCTTCTGCAGCTTCCGAAGTCCCTTTGCCGGCTAAATTGATAACCCGTTTGAAATGTTCCGATTTCAGTTCCTGCATTTTGGTTTCATACTGTTTTTCTGTTTGCAGTTCTTCGCTGTGTCCTTCCGCATATATTTTCTTGATATCGGCCTGTTGTTGGGCATAGAGTATCTTTTCTTTTTCCAAAGCGGCTTTGCGGGCTTTTTCTGCTTTCTTTTCATCCGGATCTGTTTTCGGTTTGGCGGTAGGGGTTATTACGACTTCTGGTAAGACATTAACGGGATCTTGTTTCTTTTTCTGGGGGGTACCGATAAACGGGTTCATTTCTTTCTTTGTATTGTTAACCCGTTTGACCATCTCTTCTATTTTCTCTACATAATCTTCTATTTCATCTTTGAGGTCATTTACTGGCAAATTGCGACCTTTAAAGTTCTTGGTTCTTAAAACCTCCATAATAGAGGCAGTAGTTTCTTTTACTGAATGACCGCTTTCTATATATTTATCGACTGTAGTGGTGAGTCCCTGTAACAAAGGATTTAGTTGTGACTCTGGTAACTCCTTTGCCAGTATCTCGCGTATGTCATTCATCTGCTTGATCCGATCTTCGAGAGTCTCGCTTTGTATAGAGTCAATCTTTTCCTGAAGGGCTTTTTGAGCAAAGTTTTGACCCATGGCTTTATTGATATCCCGGTATGCCTGTTCGATATCTTTTAGAGTACTGTATTCGTTCAACAGATTAGGGAGATACTGCCCGTATTTAGTGTTGATTTCCTCGATGAGTTCTTTGCGACGTTGGGTTTTATCGGCTGCTGACTTGGTAGTATCAATTAATACTCTCAGATGGCGACGCTCTTCCTCACTTTGTTCCAAAAATGATTTAACCGCCTCCTTAGCGTCATTCGTACGGGTAGCAAACTTGTAGATAGCCATACCGGCACCGACAACCAAAGAGGCTATTAATCCGAACAGGTTGCCTTTCATGGCAGTGTTCAAGGCTTTGAAAGCAACAATAGCTCTTTTAATATTACCGGTCAGAGCATACTTTGCCAATGATAAAGCCAACGTTCCGGCCAAAAGAGCTTTTTGTCGGATAATCGTCAACTGATCCGTTGCCAAGCTTGCCAGTTTTGCTTCCCGGAGTTTGTTTTCATAGAATGCCGCTAACTTATTAGCGGTGTAGTATGTAACGATGAGAGTAGTCAAGACCGAAATCGTTCCCATATTCCGGGTGATAAAGTCAACCAGCTTGATAAACTTGCTTCCCCAGCTCACAACACCGTTGATAGACTGGACAATCGCCGGGTTCAACTTCTCCATCAAGGCAATACCCATTTCGTTCATCTTATTTTTAGCCTGGTCAAGTTTGGCGGCTGCCGTCGCTGATTTTATGGCTGCCTGGTCAACGGCAACAGTCGTACCGGTGACGGCTTCGGTGTAGTATTTCACTTTCTCAGCTTCGTTGATCAGAACGCTGGCGACGTTATAACCTTCCTCGCCGAACTGTTTTTTTATCTGCGCGGCAGAGAGCTGCTTTTGTTGCAGGTTGTTGAGTGCAGTTTCCAGTCCTACTATTTTGGGATTGGTTTCGTCAGCTCCGGTTTGCAGGGTTAAGAAGAACTTCTTCAGCCCGGTACCGGCAATCTCATCTTTGATGCCTTTCTCGGCCAAAGTTTCAATGGTACCGACTAATTGCTCTATGGGAATATTGGCGGAAGAAGCTGCAACACCGGACTTTGTGACAGCTTCAGTAACGGATTCAACACCGGCGGCACCGAACTTGGAACCGGCGGCCATCACATTAGCATATCTTCCCGCTTGGTCTGCACCGTCTCCGTATTGGTTGAGTGATAAGGTTACAGCATCGACGGCATCTTTCAAGGTCATTCCGGAAGCGGATGCCAGGATAAGAGTTTGTTTCGTAACTTCTGCCAGTGCTTCTTTGTCTTCTAACAACTCCGGTTTGGCAGAACCTACCAATTTATAAGCGTCCAGTATCTCGGTTGCAGACTGCCGGATCCGGATGCCGCTTTCGTCCATAGCGGTAGATAATCTTTTCGCTTCCTGTTCCAGCCAGTTGACGCTATTATCATCCAGTCCGGTCAAGGCCTTTACGTCGGCTTTGGCTTCTTCACGTTGGTTGCGTTTTTCCCGGAGTTGGTTTAGCTTGAGGGTTACACCGGTAATGGCGGCGATACCTGCCGTTACAACGGCGGCATATTTATTAAAGATGCCGATAGCTTTGCCAAAGGTTGTGCCCTGGCATCCGACTTCTACACGCATAGCTTGTTGGGCACGTGTCACGGCTTCGGTTACACGACGGTTTTGTTCCAGGGCGGCAGTGTATTGCGTGGTTCCTGGTGTGGCTTCGCGCAAGTTCTTACGTACCTGCGCTTGTACGGCAATGAGTTTCGTGTAAGATGATCCGGAGAGGTTGTTTAATACCGCTTCGGTTTCCTGTACTTTGGCTTTGTAGTTCTGCAGGGTTCGATTCTTAGCTTCTAGCTCTTTCTTTAGCTTCTTACTTTTACTCTCGTAGTTAGCTTCGCTTTTATTGAGATTGGCGAGCTTTTCTTCCAGCTTTTGGATAGCCGCTTCAACAGTTGCAGCTCCTTGTGCTGCAGGGGTACCGTCGATATAAATTTTAATGCTGCGGTTTAGGTCGTTATTTGCCATAAGGTAGGTTATTTATCAATGAAAATTCGAGTTGCATCAATTAACATGGTATCAAAATATCTTAGTACGATATCGGAGAGCTCGGGAAGACGGTTCTTGATAACCGGATCAAACCATTCAAAAGCGTTGCGACTACCAGTGCCTAACTTTCCTTTAGATACAGGATTTGTATGACGGACAATTCCAGTATCAATTTCAATACCGTTGATTTTTTTTAGTTTAGTCCATTTTGAACCGATAAGGCCCCCATAACCTTTTCCGGCACCTTTGTGGATATATATTCCGTGGCGAGGAAAAGAAAAACCAAGCCGATTGATAATGCCATAGTCATCAGTATAAGCTTTTGGAATTAATTCGCGGGCAACACGCATACTTCTGGAAATGACTCCTGCACGGAGTTGCATAGAAACGGAGTTTTGCCAAGCGATAACTGCATTGTTATATTCGGTAACCCGCTTAGCATCTTGAGCCATGGAATAGCGCTCTATTTCCGAAAATGTTTCAATCCGTATTAATCTGGAAGTACTTTTTCCAAGTAATTTCTCTTGCTTTTTTACTGCTGCATTATATCTTTTAGCTTCATTGTAAGCATCATATGCATTTTTTATTTGTCCCATAGCTTGTTATTCATTCCAAAAGGTTTCGTCAATTAAAAAGTCTTCAGCTTCACGTAGGGTGAAGGTGAGCATACAGCCATAGAAGTTATCTCCTATCGGCCCGATACCGTTGATTTGCGTATTACGGTCGATGGCATAAGAGAGCTGCGGATCCTGGAACAGCACGTTCCGGATTTGCTTACATACGGGGCGGCATTCCTCAAAGGCTTCGGTGATAGTTTGAGGTCGGTCGGAGATCGTGTTCCTGGCAATGATGAAACTATACTGCAGAGCGTCGTTTAAGCCGTCGCCTCCGTTATCCCGGGAGTCAGACTCGTACCCATTGACGGCAATCAGGATCATACCGGTTACACTGGATAGCTTATCATCCAGGTTATACAGATCTTCCAATCCGAATGCTTCAAAGAAGCGGTTTTTTTGGGGTGTGTGGCTGATAGGCTTCAGCCTGATGGCGAGCTGTTCGCCGTATGAAAAGTGATTGTAGATGTCCATAACAACACAAGGGTTTTAGGTTATGGACACAAAAATAGCCCGCACGAGGCGGGCTATAAAGGACAAATATTTAGCGGATTATTAGTCCGGCATTACCATGATCAAGAACAGGATAACAACGACTATACTCCAAACCATTTTCCAAAAAAATGATTTGGTGGTTTTGATCACACCGATACCGATGGTGACGATCCCGGATAAAGCTAATATCGTTATCATCATGTTTCCTCCTTTTCTTCAGGCAGCAAGATACGAATTAATTCGGATAATCTGGCCGCTGCGAGTTGTTTTTCATCCATGGGGGTCGTTGGATCCAGTAGGGTGCTAATAAGTCGGAGAGCTTCTTTGCGATTCATACTGCACCTCCTTCCGGGATAAAGGTTGAAATCATGTCTTGCATACATAATAATTCTTGTGCAAGTTTGAGACGTTCTTCAGCGTTGCCGTAGCATTCACCGTTAACGACACAGTAAAGCGCTTTGCGTATGGTGGTGTTCCATAATTCTGCGCCACCGGTTTGCAGTCCGTTGACACATTCAACGACTTCCGGAGTGAGGGTTATGTTATTTGCCATGTTCGCCCCCTTTCTTGTTTTGGCGTACTTTGTAAAGGCAATAGGCGGTAACCAGGAAGCACGGCGGAAAGACAAATCCGGCGCAAATAGAGAAGATAACCGCAACATACCAGCGGTCAGTGTCAGTTTTCACTTCGCAGTCGGTTAGGCTGCGGAAATAACGCTCTTGGAGCGTGTTTACGTTCTGCGTGGAGCGGAACGAGGGCACGAAAGATTCAGTGCCGGGGAGTTGATTTTTCATTTTGGTAGACAATTAAAATGAAACAAAATGTTAGCTAAATACAGGGAGAGAACAAAAAAGTTCCGCTCCCCGTTGTCTACCACCTGAATCAGGCTGTGGGCGCATTAACGACACCACACGGGACGGAACTATATGTTATACTATGGGCATAAAAAATGCCCGCAGTAAATATGGCGAGCCTTCTCGCCTGATTCAAATGGTAGACATTGCAAATATAGCAAATATTATTATGGCAATAATAATATTTGCAATGTTTTTGCCAAATATTCACATATGGGTCAAATAGATGTGGCAGTTTCTTTTGGAATGGCAAGGTGAAATCTGTATTTTTGCATAAAAATAATACAGTATATGATAGACGAACATAGATTATATCAGCTTGAAGCTAAATACAAAAGAATAGCTGAGGATTTTGAAATCCTACAGGAGTCTATTGGTCACCTCCCAACCATTGCTTTAGTATGCTTTTTATCGGGTCTGACAGCAGGATGCCTGATATGCTTCCTACTATAAAACAAATGGTTCCAACAATAATATTTAAGTTCCTCAGACGAATATTCCTTTCTTTCAGATATAGAACTTCTCGTTCAGATAAAGCCATTTTCTTGCTTTCCTTGAGATATTCTTGGTATGTACCAAACAACTGGATAGCTCTATAACCTTCGGGTGTTATTTCGATGGGAGAATCTTCTTCATCAGGATTTTCTTCTTTTATAAGCCCTTCGGCAACTAATTGTTTTCGATAAGATTTAAGCTGCGAAGGATATAGCCGTATATTTAGAAGGTCAAAGATATCGTACTGAATACGTTTCTTCAGTGGTGACTTGTAGAGGTCTAATAAAATAGTGTTTTTGAAATTATCGTCAAAACTGTCCATGTTCTTTATAGGGAGAATCCCTCACTATAGCGCGCCAACAGGCTAATCATACCTGAACCGGATTCTACCGATTACGCTATAGTAAGGGACTCATGTTTTTATTATTTATTTGGCAAGAGCTAAAGTAATAATAAGTAGTTGAATATACAATAAGAAAGCGGAGTTTCTTGCTTCGCTTTCTTATCCTAATTAAAATGTATATGCCAATCCGCCACCGGTACCATTAGAGAATAAACGTAAACTTCGCCCGGCTTTCATCTTGTAGTTGATAGAAGCAAATTCAAGGCAAATACCAGTAATGATGCATGCGCCAGATGCAATATATAACCCATTGCGGAGGTTGCGGTCTTTTTTAATTTTGTCTTCTGTATATCCGCTAGCATCCTTTGTTCCGATAAGAGCGCTGATAATTGTGAGGGTAGTCCCTACACCAGCACAACCAATCGCCGCATACTGATACTTTGCCGACTTTTCAAGATAGAAGCCGGCTTCTCTGACTACATTCGGTCTTCTTCTACTCTCTGTTACGTTTTGACTACTTTGGGCATTTTCTTTCTTAGCCCATTTGTCCAACTCTTTGTTTTGTGCAGATACAAAGATAGTTACGGCGAATAACAACGCCATTGTAATAGTGATTTTCTTCATGTTCGTTTTTTGTATTAGTAAAATCGCTGCAATGTCGAAATAATATTTGACACATACAATAACATGAGGATTTTTTTGTACTTTAGCGGGAAACAAATAGGATATGATTCAAGAAAATGATTTTAATTCAGTAAAAAGGCAACTGCAAGAATTGAGATATGAATATTATAGTTTTCGTATTTCAATGTTTTATAGAACACTGATTATTGCAGTATGTTTCGTGTTGGGGTTGGCAGTAGGATGCTTAATATAAATGAAACAAGACTCAAAATAATGTTAGTAGGAGAATCAATAATAGAATGGCATGATATGAACGATAAGCCTAAAGAGGATTGGGTATCCATTTTAGTTGCCAGCAAAGCAAGCGATGGAGGACTAATAATATCATTGGCTTATTGGGACAATAAAGCATGTGCTTTTGTAGATGATACTTACCCGTATAAAGTTAGCGATGTTGTTTTTTGGGCTTATTTACCTATAGTAAATATGCAACCAACAACTTATTTGCCAACTGAAGTATTTCTTGATGTTTAAGGTCGATAGCTGTTACCAACATCTTATTCTCAAATAGATTATTACCTCCAATACACAACTTTTTTTCTTTGGTGATTAGCGATGTAAAATGCGTGCCACTTAAATGAATATAAGATGATAACTCATTATACATCGCTTTGACTCCGGGTTGAATAGTTTCTAATTTGTCTTTTAGATAGCCATCGCTTAATGGCTTACCTTCTATACTTTTTATTTTACTAATGTTTTTATCGCTGAAAAAAGCATTAATAACTTCTTGAGGAGCAGAGGATAGCCCTACTGCAATGAGTCTCATACAGGTATCTAACATTAATCTCAATAATGGAATAGCTGCTTCATAATTCTGTTTCTCTATTAGGGTTTCGAAGCCTTCATGTAATTTGATAAGACGTTGGATAGAAGATATAACATATAAGTCCATGTCAGTGAAAGCATTATTTTCTCTTCGTGTCAGAATCTTATAGGCTATATCGACGAATTCTTTTTTCAATTCCATATTTAAAAATCAATTCCTTATGTCGTGCGCCAACCGGAACCACCCGGAACCCGATTGGTTACGGGTTACACGACATAAGGAATTGAAACTTTGGTTTATACTTGGCAGGAGCTAAAGTAGGGATAAATGGTTATATTACAAAATAAAAGCGGAATTATTTTTATGTCCCGCTTTTATTTGATAGATATTATAATCAGAAGTTTGCTACCTCATAATATTTAAAGAAATAATACATAGCGACCTTGTGCCATTTGGTTAAATCCTTATCTCCGGAGAGAACAGAAGACACGGTGCATTTGTCAATGCCGGTATAGTTGCTCAAATGCTTGGCTTTTAAGCCAAGTTTGTCCATACGCCCTTTGATCCATTCAACGGAAATGTTGTTGATATCCTTACGGTCAAAGTTTACAGCGGATACAGTCAGCTTCCAGTCTTCGGGGATTTCTCCCTTAAACATCTCACGTACGCGTTCGGTTAGTTCCTTTTTAGAGAGAAACTTGTCATTTACCAGATCCTTTTGTTCGGCACGAACAATCAGGCGTCCTTCTGAGTAGGAGACGATTTCAATAACGATGTGCCCATAACGGCGATACTGCTTTGCGAACTCTTCAAGCCGCTTTTTAACCTCTGCAGTGAGAGGAAGTAAATCTAAATTCTTCATGTTACATCAATATTACGATTTGATAATCGGGTGGCTGGTATAATAGAAATGAAAAGGCTTCCAACTCGTGGAAGCCTCTTTCCCTCGGTCTGAGTAGGGGTGTTAAATCAATACAGAGACCGTTTGTAATTCGTTTGCAAAGGCATGTAGTCCATCCTCTATTTTTTTCACTTGTTGCGGGCGGGGCTTACTGCGTCCCGCTGCATAATGAGCCAGTTGCTTTTGGTTTATACCGGTAATGGCCTGTAGACCGGAGAAAGGCAGGATGCCTTGATAATAATTCAATAGCGCACAAGTATCGAACAGGTAGACTATCTCGTATTTGCCATCAAACACGGCAGGATATTCATCCCCGTCTTTTTTTGCACAATCCAGATAGAAATCAATGCTTTCTTGAACGTATGCTTTGAATTTTTTAAAATCCTTGCTACCGGATACTGTCCATCCAGGCAAAAGATCACACGCGCAACAATAACCTGTTTCCGTATGGCTTGTTTTCATGATAACTTGTTCCATAACTATATATCTTATTGTTAAACTTCTAAAGTAAAGCGGTCACAAGGACCGCTTATATTAAATCAAAACTCTTGTTCTACGAGAGCGAGCTCTCGGGGTGCTCGTTAGAACTTTAACCCCGATTGCTCTTCAATGCTCCGCAGCAACCATCCTGATCGTGTATCTGATAGCTTGCCATTGATTGTCACCTTTCCTGTTTTAGTAGGATGCTTGAATTGCCGGTGACTTGTTCCATCGTGGCTTGCCTGATACCAACCGTCTTTTTTCAAAGCTCGGATGATTTCTGAAACTTTCACTACTTTCATAGAACGTCGTGTATTGATTTAACGCTGTAAAAGTAGTGATATTAATATTATGATGCAAATGTAAATGTATTAATTCGTAGTAAATTTACTATTATTAACGTCCGCATTTGCTTTGCAATCTTTCTTCCAGCTCGTCATGCTTTCGGACTGATTCATCCATGCTGTAAAGGGCATCCATCAGGTTACCTTTCCGGACGGCGTCTTTCTTTGTCATGTCGGAGTTGGCGAGGGTATCGAGTAGACGCAGCTGAGAGTCGAAAACATTGTTCCTGATACTACCTTCTTTACCGGAGAAGACATGCGGGAACTGATCTCCTAAATTAATCAGGCAACCAGTGATAAACCAATACATGACTATTTTCTGTGTATCCGGCAAATGGCGGAGCAATGCAGCGTCTTTATCCAGGCGATTGATGTCGAATATCTTTCCACGATGCCAGAGGCAGGCTAACAAATGATTGATCTTTTGCGGATCTTGCCGCATGGCATCCCGATAGGTCTGCATATATATAAACTGTTCGAAAGTGATGTCATACAGTCCATCATCGGGACCGATGAATTTTTGCATCCGGGTACGTAGAGTAGGATAGGGGTTAACAAAGCGATCCGGCTTGATATAGTATTGTGGGGCAATACCATATCTCTGGTTTTCCCGTTCAACCAAGAAATGGAATAGATGGGCCAAGCTGCAAACTTCTTCCGGAATGAGCAGGTATTTCTTTCGGCGAACACGAAAGCTCACGTTCTCGCTTTCTTTACCGACGGAGATACGCACCTGATCACCATAGATCTTACGGTGTCGGCTGACATGTGCCTTTAGGCAATACAGCAGCATGTAGATTTTAACTTGCTCAATAGAGACATCGTTTTGCGTCAGTTTGACCAGGTATGCCATATCTTTATTGCTCAGTTCGTCCCATCTTTCAGGTAACTGATAAATGTCGTCGTAAATCTGTACTTGATGCATAACTATGATATTGAGGTGAATAGTTTCTTTTCTTTAGAGTTAAAGTTTATGGCCGTAGATGGTTTGCTGACGCCCAGCTCTTCGGTATTGGCATTCAGAAAACTGTTTATCTTACCGGAATAATAATCGGCTTGTTGGGCAAAGAAATTGCCTGTTTCCGTGCTGTCTTGATAGACTGGCCGGAGAACCGGTTGATATTCCGGAGCGTTTGTTCCGGTTCGTTCCTGGCGTGAAGTCTGCGAAGTGTACAGTTCTGCCGATTTGTTTGCCAGGTACCGGATTACATATTCCTGCAGGATCTTGAACTTTGCGTCGAGATCTGCCATGCTCAGTAACCGGTCATATAAATCATCCGTCAGTATTTCCCGGACATGGCGTTCCTGAAGCTGACGGATAGTAGGCAGCATAGTTCGGTAGGTTAGGGTAGAGTAGTCGATATTCACTAACCCGATATCCTGGTATTCCTGAGCCGACCGGATGAAACATGGCACCTGGTTGGTGATACTGACATGATCCGCATAATCCGGATATTTCAGTTTGTTGCGCTCCAGGTAGTCAAGCAGACGATCAAGAGCCTGCATGCCTCGGTAGAATAGACTTGCTTTTGCTGCAGCAATTTTTGCTTCATTGGCAGGCGAACGTTTGCCCTGTTCGTTCTGAACTGTTATTCCGCTGTCTCCGAAGCTGATGCCAAGTTCATCGGTGGCGAGTGCAAGGGTGAGCGGACCGAGGCAGCGCAGGATCTTGTCTTTGAGCGTTGTGTCTTCGCCGGTATTGGCGATATCAACGATTACATTACCGACTTGTGGCTCGATATAAATTTCGAGTGCGTCGTTGATATAAGGCGATACGGACTCATAAGGTATCGCTGCATTAATTTTGACAACCGTTTTTAAGGTCTCAATGTCGGAGATGATAGTACTCATTGTAATTGTTTTAATAGGACTCCGAAAGGCAATGAAACCTTCCGGAGTTGATAATTCTTTTATTACTCAATTACGAGTTCCGAGGCTGCAAACCATTCGGTTTTAACTTCACCGTTTATCGGTTCGGGTGCTGTTACTGCGTATGTCGTTGTACTATGCAAGTATTCGCATTTTGCAGTTATAGTTCCTGAAAATCCCGATACCTTACTGCGAACTTTGTCGCCTAACTTAATTTCAATCATATATTAATATGGATTTTACAAAGCCCTTCCAAGGCTATTTCATTCTTCTGTTTCTGGTGTTAGACCTGTATTTTTAACTGCACCGGTGCCTTGATCCAATGTTGTCAACTGACAATTAGTGATCGAGAAGTAGATATCTTTCGGCCAGTCATTAATTGCTTTGGCAAAATAAAGAGGTTCGAGCGTGGCATCCTGATACATTTTCATGAGTGCCTGCTCGATAGTAAACAGTTCCCGGGCCTCTGTTCCGTTGATACTTTTACCTTTGCCTGGCGAAGCTCCGATAATCGAAGGGTGTACGCCCATGGCGTAACAGATGGTATTGCTTACTTCTTCGCTGTCTTCGATATATTCGCCGCCGATCTGTTGATTGGTCAGTGCGGAGATGATGATATCTTTGTCCTCAAACCCTTTGATTTTGTCGTACCGGAATTCGGCTACAAAGGCTTTACCGGCATTTTCTTCACCTGCCAGGAAATCGTTCATTTCCTTCAGGAAATCTTCGCGGCATTGGGCTTTCTCTTCATCGGTAGTGAGTCCTTTAGCTTTATAGAGCTTGTCCCAAAATGTATCTTTAATGTAGATAACATACCGCAAGGTCATTTGATTCTTAATCAGGGCCTTTTTATAGACTGGTATGGCAGAACTAAAGTCATACCATCCGGAAGCGAAGACAGACCACCAGTAGGGGCGACAGTAGTAGAACCGTCCGGGCGTATTGATACGAATGTTATGGATGAAGTTCCGTTCCTTGACTATTTCGTTCTTCCCGTCTTTATTAGGCAGTTTACCCATGCGGATTTTCATGTCGCGCAGCGAGCTTTGCCGGTCCAACAACGGGGTTGCAATAACGTCATCGGGTGAACCTTTATGCCATTCGGCAGAATAGCCGTGCCATTCACTTTTTCCGGTTTTCTCATCAATTTTGCTGATCCGGGAGCATGTCGCTTCTTTAGATTTGACCTGTACGAGTTTAGGCGGGTTATTACTGTCAAATAGGTATTCGACATAAGAATCGTAGAAAATAGCCAGGTCATTGGCTATCTCGTGTCGGATCAGTGAGTAGTTGTTATTTTCAATGAATTCAAAGATTTCGGGATATTCTTCCGGCATAACTTCTTCTTTGACGATTTTTCTTGTTTGATGATCCCGGTATTTTCGATATACCATCACACCATCACCGTAGATAACTTTGTTCTTAAACTCGATATTACTGCCTACCGTGACGTTATGGCCAATCTTTTTCATGATGTCGTACATCATGTTATTATTCCGACCGCGAGGCACAAATTCGATGGGCTGACTTTTGCCTTTTGGGACAACCGGAATGGCGTTAGTTTCCTTATCAGTGACAATGTCGCTATTATCACTGAACTTGATGATTTCTTTGCCACCTTTCAACACTGCATAAGTGCCGTAACCGGGCTTATTCAATTCTATCTTTTCCATTAAAAATACACTTTGAGGTTATTAATCCGGGTAATCAGGCAACGGCGGATCTTGCGAGGGCTGCTTTCGCCTGCAGGCAATACATTGATGGTACTACCTTCGCTGTGAAAAGATGTGAGTACAGCCCGTTCGTAAGTGACCAGCTCACCGGTACTACGCTTGCAATATTGCAGGGAGAATTCGACCGGTCTTCCGTCCTTGCGTTTCTCCATGATCTCAGTGATCTTACTTTGGTGAATGCGATCTAACATATAGTATGATGCCTATAATGATGGATAATAAGATGATGCCGATGGCTATACTTCTTTCAATGTCTGTTCCGGACTCTGTTTGCTTTTGGCTCTCCTGCTGGGTGTATTCGTTCGAGAATCCTGTATCTGTTTTCTGATATGATACAGAGTCAGAAGTTTCGGACGAAACATTTTCCCGGTTCTCGATTTGCTTCCGGATTTCGCTCCCCTCGACTTCCAGTTTCGATGTCGGGGGTAGACCGGTAGTTGGATCCGCTGGTTGCGACGTGTCAAAGTGCCAGGTAATCTTCCACTTGTTACCGTTGATGTCGGTTTGCGTCTGGGCTTGGCTGGTGATGTTGCCATGAGCTTTGCCTGATAGTCTGACACTAACGCTATCTGCCTGTTCAGATACACGCATAGAAGAATGCTGAGAAGCAGAGCGGCAGTTACACAGCAGTAGGGCAATAAGTATTGCCAAAATAAAAGGTTGTGCATAAGGCTTTATGATTTTCGGTGTATACATGATAGGTCTGTACATTTATAGGGTTTAAGTTCATTGTAGAGTTTGCGGTTGTTGTCTACTTCAGACTTGACTTTGTCTACCTCAGAACGTAATTCCTTACGTTCTGCACGCATATCGGTAATGTCTACACGTAAGTCGGTAATGAGTTCTTGATACACATCTTGCATAGCTTTCATTGCATTGGCTTCAGCTTGCTTCTTGGTGTACTTCATGGTAATGATAGCTGTCAGAAATGACACAAGACCACCACCTAATACGAAAGTTAAGATTGTTTGGGTTAATGGGTTCATAGCTTCTTTTTTATGCAAAGGTATCGCCTGCGAACGTGCTTGTAAAGGACAGGAGCGTAGCCTGAAGGCATCAGGGAGGTACCCCACGCGAGGGGCGTTCTGAGGGGGGTAGGGTAGCATATAAGAGGAAAAATTATGTTTCAGCCTGAAAATTGATTTCAGGGCGATGCGGGGTCTTCCGACAGAAAAAGGGGAAATTTTTCCCCTTTTGAACTCCATTTTTGCTATGGTACAATTACTTAGATTTTTTTTCATGGGAATACCATGAGAAAAAAAAAAATCGCCCGAAAAATGCACCGGCACAAACTTTTGTCGTAATCGCAAGCTGTGACGAAAGTTTGTGCCGGTACATTTTTCGGGGTTTCCCCCTCACATTCACACCTTTGGCATGAAAGAGAGGTAGAGCGGTAAGCGTGGACGCTTCTGTAATCTCCGTTTCTTTTTCCGGAACTCCCTTATCCTTTCCTATCATGCACGGCATATCTCGCCTTTTGTCCCGCAAATGTAGGTCACCGGTCTGAAAAGCAAGATTAAACGTTGTTTCTGGCAAAAAATCTCCACCTTACAGGTAGTATTCAAGCGTTCCGTTTTCCCGAAAATCTTGCTGTCATTCATCCCGGTACCTCAATTATTGCGGTATCAAAAGGCGAAACATACCGCGCGCGACAAGCGACGGAATAAAAAAAAAGTCGTTCCGGGAAACGGAGAAAATTCAAAAAGGCTCACACCCGACGGCTCAAAGTTCAAGAATAAACTAAAATCTAAAGTTATGGCAGCAAAAAGAAACATTCCCGAATCATGGAAACAACAGTGGTCTAAATTCATGTTTAACTTCTTCGATTATTTGCCTACAAAGTACGAGGCTAATAAACGTGAGTGGGCAATACGTAAGATGATATGGGACTTCAAGGACGGTAAACGCAGTGTATCGGTGGCTGAACTGGTAGCGAAGAAGATACGGGAACAGTTCGGGGCGGATTGTAAGAATGTGACGTTTGTATGTATTCCTGCAAGTTCAGCGGAAAAAAACGAAATCAGATACAAGGTATTTGCCGAAGAAGTGGCACGGCTGACAGGATGCTGCAACGCATATAAGGCAATTACTATCGAGGGCGGACGTCTCGCCATCCATGAGACAAAGAGTAGCAAGACGGTGCAGGAGGTTGAAGTTATCAAGTTTGATAGCGGCTTTTTCAACGGGAAAAATGTACTTCTGTTTGATGATATACTGACGCAGGGACATTCTTACGCCCGTTTTGCTTGTGCTTTGGAAAAGTTAGGTGCAAAAGTGTTGGGAGGCTATTTTTTAGGTAGAACAATTCTTTCTTATAACTAATATAATTCTTTTGTTATGAATACTTTATTCGATAATGATTGTCGTTACATGAGTGACAGTGAACTGATTTACGAGATTAGCAATAACAGGCAGATTGTTTCAGACGTTGAACGCAGTAACGGGGAGATAGACATCGACAAGTTGTTTGCATCCTTGACGCCTGGACGCAAGAAAGTAGCCGTGGCAGCGGTGGAGATGTACAAGAGACAGCAGTCTCAACAGGTTGAACGCAGGCTTATACGAATGAGCAAGGATGTATATGATTTGATGCAGCCGTTAATTGGTGACTTGCGTAACGAGGAGTTTTGGGTAGTGGCTATTAATAATGCATCCCGAATAATCAAGAAAGTACAGGTTTCAGTAGGCGGTATAGACCAGACTTCAGCAGATGTACGGCTGATTATGCAAGTGTTGATAAATGCGGGAGCTTCGCAGTTTGCAGCGGTACACAATCATCCGAGCGGCAACAGCCGACCGAGCAATGAGGACAAGAGGCTGACGGAACAGCTTAAAAAGGCGGCAGCGTTATTCAATATTCGGATGATGGACCACGTAATTATAACGAATGACGGATATTATAGCTTTTGTGATGAAGGGATGATTTGACGGATGGGGTGCGGGCGCACCCATTCCGTTTGCTCGCACACTCGCAAACGGAATGGGACCCAAAGCGGTATTTTGTTTTTGTTTTTCCGTTCCTTCAACCACGGAGGGGCGGTGGTTTTATTTATTTTTTAAGAAGTAGACTCCACCGGATAGGCTATTGGGTTCACGGAAGAAGAAGTTCATGCCGAGCCAAAGTGTGTCAAATGCATCGGTGACGTGTGTTTTGTACTGATCTGGATTATCCGGCGTGTCTTCAGTTCCTTCAGGTAGTTTATCCTTCTCGAATCCGTTCTTTCCCTGGCGGATGCCGGTTTGCTCCATGGCAATTTTGAGGAACTCGTTTTGATGCAGGTTGATTTGGATCCAAAGAAATTCCGGATCTCCTTTTAATGTGCGGTCAATATTCAGGTGTTTCCAATCATGTTTTGCCGCTTGGCCAATAAATTCCATAGTTACGTTATAATTGTTTTCTTTAAATACTCGTTCGATCACATCGGCATAGCTTTCGCCGCTGGTACCGGTTTCCCAGGTAAAGGTATGATCATAGTAGACTACTATTTCATTATTCAGTTTCGGACGGTAGTAGTCGGCTACTTGCTTGACAAGATCCTGCAGTTTACTTGGTGTCTTGACATAGAATGACTTCAGCACGCGCATGGTATTTCCGTCTTTTTGAGCGACAACGGCGGTAGATATAGAGGCGTTGGAGTCGAAAGCAATGTGAAGCTCTTTGCTGAAGTCGAGGTCACCATCTCCGAGACATCCGCAGGTAGATAGTTTGCCCCAGTTACTACCAAGATCCCGGAGCCGTCCGCTATCATTCGGTATATAGAAGTGTATGTTGTCATCCAGGGCGGAGTAGAATCCATTCGGGACCCGGAACAGTCGTTCGTTCAAGAAAGCGGTACGCCAGATAAGTGGAGGTGAATCCCGTTGCATCTGCCAGATATAATCCTCGCCAAGCACCTCAAGATTGTCGAAAACATCGTATTCCCCATAGAACACGGTGTATTCACGCTTTTTTCCCGGTTGTGGGTTGACTACCGGCTGAAACTTACGTGCAAGGTCGAGATCCCGGGATAATTCTTTAATCATCCGTAGAGTGTGATCAGTCATCGGCTTGCGCTTGTATGCTTGCAGTTCTTTATATAGGCTACGAATCAGGTTGATGTGAGTTGGTGACATCTCATCCACCTTGTCCAAGATCCATTTGCCCAGGGAGGCAGTCGGCATATCGCTTGAATAACATACACTGTGATGGTGTGGGCAGTGACCGAAATACTGCTGGTTACCACGGTTTGCAGGGTTTACCTCACTTTTTATCTTTTCGTAGGAGAGGAACTTTGCTTCAGGGCCTATCACCCAGTCCAGTGACATGGAGTTGGCGGACATGGCTTGATTAAATGATAGGATTACCATGACGGCGCCATTCCAGAAGTGGAAGGCATTGCTCCATCCTTCGCCCATAACGGGGCGTACCGGGTCTGCAAAGTTCATCCATGAGGGTGCTTTATGTCCGACTACATAATGAATGTTTTGGTAGTAACCCCACTCTGCCAGGGCCTTGCATATTGCCGGAAGGGTGTTACCCCAGGCTTTGGCATAGCTGGGCGATATCAGACCGCCCAGGGAGCCGGGCATCTCCCACACATTCCGGAGAATAAACCGGGCGTCGATACCTTCGGACTTTCCGGTGCCGCGCGAAGCGATGATATATTCATCATGTGCACCGATGGCCATTGCCTGGCGTTGCATCTTGTTGAAGAACTTCTTCACGACATCGGATTGTTTCATCCGGAGATCGTGAGCTGATAACGGGGTCGTTTGAGCGGGCATTATTCGTCCTCCTCTTCGTTGATAATCTCAGCATCGACCGCTTTACCCTTTGCCATGCTGCGGGCAAGTTCCCGCAGTTCCTTGCGGCGTTCTTCCAGGTCGGTGATAGGTTCGATTCCTTCCAGCAGGGTGATATCATCCGAGGGTTCAAACGATGGCGGAATCATTCTTTCAAAATCGAGCCGGTTGTCTTCCTTGTCCGCCATGGTGTACTTTCCAATCTTATCCAGGTTGGCGGCGGCACCCTTGGCGTCTCCGCTGTCAATCGCAAGCTGATAGCCTTTCTTAGCACCTTCGACGATCATGTACCGGTACCAATTCTTTGCAGCAAGTTGTATATTACCCACCAATCGGTTAATCATACCGATATCCCGATAGGCTTGCGATTGAGATACAGGAGTAGCATTCCCACCGCATCCGTGCATGAGAAAGGTTACGAGCTCCGAATCTTCCACCAACGGGCTATCCATCTTCTTGGCTACACAAAGCATCATGCGCTCTCTGATTTCCTGTTCCCGGGGAGAGAGCATTTGTTCGATCTCTTCACGATCCTTGTATAAGGCCCGCTCGATACGTTCGTATGTAGTATCTTTTTTAGGCATAAATTATTCGTTGACTATCTGTTCACGCATATATTTGTCAGCGAGCGGTTCGGCTGCCGGACTACCGGCTTTTGCCAGTTTGATAACGGTTTGTCGTAGCTCGTATTTTGTTTGCAGTCTGCCTTGATGATAGGCGTTATAGATTGGCGTTTTACAATGATTCTTGCAGATATCGCAAAAAAAATCGCGCTCATCGGCGGGGATATCCAACAGGATGGCTATCTCCGACGGTGGTAGTAAAGCGGCTGACATGCTGCGTACCTGGGATAATTGATCATCAGTTAACTGCATAACTCATTGCGTTTTCGTAGGCTTGGTTAAATGCTTCGGAGAAGTAATCGAAATGAGATCCGGCGGTGAAATATACCCCGGCTTCCCAACGGTGGTTAAGATTCAGGTTGGCGGATCCGATAATACCGAACTTGTATCGTTCGTTTTCAACCAACAATACTTTAGCATGGCACGAATCTATCCGTATCTCCGGAGAGATATTTGCAGCGAATAAAAGCAAATCTATCTTATGCCGTTTCACAGTGGTATCGAGCAACATCCGCAGGCTGGTTATCTGACCTTCTTCGGTCAGAAAAAAGAGTGACCGCAGGCTGTCTTCCGATATGCTGAATGTCGCTATCCGTACACTTGCCGGGCCAATGGCAGATAAAAGAGTGGGCAACACTTCGTGTATTGCCCATTCTCCCTTGTGCATGAACGGTTCGATAGAGCCGGGGCACAATGCAAGCGGAAAGTTATCCTGAAACTTTTTCACCTGCTATCTCTTTTTCGATTTCTGCCAGTTCTTCTTCGTATCCGGCAATGCGGCTCATTGCATTGTCATATACGACCTGACGACCGTCCTCTTTGGCTTTATCGGCGGATCGTTGGCTGTTGACAATGTTCTGTTTCAGTCGTTTCACATGCCGCGCCAATTCAATGCCACGCACAACCGGATTATTGCTGAAAACCGGGCGCTTGGCATCCAAACTCAATGTTCCTTTACCTTCGGCCCAGGTGTCGATAGCTTTCCAGAGTTTCCGGCGCTCATCATCCAGCTTGCAAAGTTCTTCAGCTAATGATTTCCGTTTTTCATCTTCGAGATCCGGGTTAGCAATGTCATTATGCAGGCTGGCGTATAGAGGTGCTATTTCTTTGATACGGGCGTATGCTTTCTTGATGGATGTCGGCATAGATGCTTCTGTCACAACTTTTACGCCGGGTTCGCTCAGTGCGTCTACTTCTTTGCGAAGCTGTTCCAGTTCTGCCCGGTGTTCATCTATCTGCTCCTGAAGCTCTGAAATATCACCGGTATTGTCACTTCCTTCCAGGTATTCAATCCGTTCCGTTAACTCTTCGATCTGCTGCTCATGCGTTGCGATGGCAGCAGTTCGTTTCGTTAGTTCTTCCGTGCGTGCCTTTTCGTCTACCTCTTTGGCTTCGACGATAGACTCATTTGCCGCCGGATAAAGTTCCGGAGCTCCGCGGATCTCTCGGGATATCCGTGTCAGACAGTTTATCAGTTGGGTAAAGTGCGGATCGAAGATATGAGGATTTGCCGGAGCTGCGGCAAAATAGACCGAATACTTTTCTTTTTGTACTTGCTTGGCAAGTGTATCAAAGAGGGCTACACCGTCGGCATATTTGCGCTGACGGTTGCCTAACCAATTTATTAATTGTTCGTTTCGGGTCATAATGCTATCCTTGTGGAGCCGGAGCCGGTTTGTTACCGCCTATTACTTCCATATCGATGGGAGTTTCTAAGAAGATGGCAGAATAGTTCGAATCCGCTGTGACTGTATAAGTGGTACCGCGTCGGTCGGCACGGGCTTTACCGCCATTGAAAGACGGTGATAAGGAACCGGTCAAACCAGGTTGCCCTAAAATCATTTGGTTACCTTCCGGATCCTCAAAGATATAATAGCCACGGGTGTTTTTGGCCATGGCATTGAATGCGTGCATTCCTGGCGTATTGCCGGGAAAGAAAAAGCCGAGTGTCTGTTTAAAGCTGATACCGTCTACTTCTCCCTGTGGCTCTGCTTTGTATTCGACTTCACCTTCGGTACTATATAAGTAAACGGGTTGTTTAATCGAACCTTCAGCAAAAGTAAATGAACCTGCAGCGGTAATCAGTTCGGTGTTATCGGCGGCTTTCTCCGGATCCGGTACGGTCGGTACTGTGATTGCCGCTTCTTCCGGTACGAATAATAAGTGACCTTTGTATCCGGCCATATTGTTTTTTCCCATGTTCCATTTGAGAGGGGCAAAAGCCGGACCCGCGGCCAGGATTGTTGTTGTATCATTCAGATCCAATGATAACAGATGTTGTACTTCGGGCAACAATATGGCTGCCAGAACTAACAAGAAAGCGAGAATGAATAATTGTTTCTTTTTCATTGTGATAAAATGTTAGCGTTAAACAAGGAGGGGAAAATCCCCTCCGTAAATCAGGTGTACTGTGCGGTTACGGTTGCGACTTCGCCTTCGACGACGGTCACTTCCTGGCTTGCCGGTTTGGTCTTGCCATCCACATCATTGAATACAATGGTGTGTTTGCCCGGAGCAAGTCCGATAAAGTACTGACCGTTCGCACGGCTCGACGTTTTCCCCTGGATAGTCCAGGAGCCTGCATCGGTACCGGTGATATTTACCTGTACGGCGCCGGTCAGACAGTAGTCGCCCGCCAGGTCGTTAGCTTCGTTCTTCTGCTCATTCGTGCGGAAGACCTTTTCATGCCAGTCATTGATACGGGTATCGTATCCGGACTGCAACCAGAACTGCCATTCGTTCGGATCGGAATAGATATCACGGACCTGGCAAAAGCGGCTGGCCGCCTGCGTGTTGAACGCAAGATCCATATTCCCGACTTTCTGCAAAATGAGGCGGGATCCTTTGCCCAACGCTTCATGCGTCACAACTTCCAATGAAGGGCAGAAGGCATCTTCGCGCAACAGCTCGATCATGCGTGCCGTGCTGGGATACTCCTGCATCTTCAGCTTGTTACGCAAAGCGGCACGGGTAGCTTTGATAACCGTTTCTGCACACATCAATTGCGGGTTACCGCCCTGTGAACTACGCAGCGAATTGTGCGCACCGCCAATCCAGTCAACCAGGTTCTCATACGCACTGTAATCATTTTCATCGACCGGTGTGGCGAATTCTCCCGAAATGGCAAGGTTACCCCGGGCGGCATTGACTGCGCCGGAGATGATTAACTTGTCTGCTTTGGTAAAGTAACCGTCCATCGCACCACTGGGTGATTTAGAATCTTCGTCGCGTTCGGCATGAAACAGATAGTAAACAATATCTTCAGCGTGTGAAGTGGTCAGGCCGAAGACTATTTTTGTCTCCATCGGATGTTTCTTGGTGATGTTACTCACCGGTTGGCCACCGATAATCAACAACTCATTGTCGTCATACTTCTGTGAGTTTTCTTTAGTGATGAAAACAACGTCCTTCGGTTCGATCAGCGAAGGTTCATATCCGAAAATCTGCTCGAATTCCTTGAATTCTTTGCCGATCTTATAAGATTGGGTGCCACCTGCACGACGGCGTTCGTTAATGCGTGAATGTTTGCCTTGCAGGTCCATTACGTTCAGTTTGAGCGTTGCTGCAACCTGCTGCAAGGTTGCATAAGGCAATGCACGGAGAGCCTTGTCGTAAATGATAGTGGCCTCGTTTAATTTTGATACATCTATTAATTTCATAAGGTAAGGTTTAGATAAGTCCTTCTTTTTTAAGTCTCTCGGTCATGGTGGCATAATTGCCGCCATTTTCAGAACAGAAAGCGGCTAACTCTTCCGATCCGCTTTCACCTTCCGGTTCTGTTTCCGGAGTCAACCCCTTGCCGTCATTGGCAGGGTTTCCTTTCAGGTTCTTCACCTGCTCTTTGAGCTGGGCGATTTCATTGTCTTTACTCTCGACGCTGCTTTTCAACGTGCCGATTTCCGTATCCTTTGTTTCGATACTGGTCTTCAGTTGAGCGACTTCATCGGTGGAAGCGGTCAGCTTCACATCAATGTCTTTCTTTGCCTGGACGAGCGTTTCGTTCTCGTCCTTCAGACGCTTCATTTCAGCGTCCAGAGACTCGATATTCTCCGAGGAGAGTTCAGTCGTGTCCGCCTTATCGTCTGTAATCTTCAGGAAAGCACAAACTGTTTTCCAACTGGATTTCAAATTCATAACGTTTAATTTGGGTTTAGGTAATTCTGGCACACATTTCGTATCCATGCCCGCAGCCAGTAAAGCGGACGTAGAACGGTCATACAAGCGTACGGCGTTGCGATTTGCCGGAATGTCAACAATGGATGCCTCCATTAATAAGGCTTCAGTTATGGTTTCACGTGTCTGTCCCGGTAGAAGCAGCTCTTTGTTGGCACTTGTGGCAATGATTTGTATACCTATAGATGCGGCGGAGAAAGTCCCTGCTTCGTATTTCGCGGCTACCTCTTTGGAAAGGTCATCTACCTTGTCGAAAATAGGAATAGCAGAAAGTTCATCGCCGTTTATCTGTATGTCTTCCCAATGACCGATTGCTTTACAGTTCCCCCAGATGGGTGAACCTTCATCACGAAAATGCATATACAGCATGACCGGATTCTTTTTGAAGGCTTCAAGATTGAGGCCTTCAGTGAGAACCCGGTAACCGTAGCAATTTACTGATGAATCGGAAAGAATGATGCGATTTTGACTCATTGCATAATTTTTGATGCAATGATACGCAGATATAGAGAGGTGTGGAAGGACGTTATTCCATGAGGGTTAATGCCGGGTGATTGCAGGTTGCGGAGAGAGATAATTCATAATGTCTGAGATCAGCCGGCTTTTGTCCTGGTATCTCGGAAAAGGTTCCGAACATGGGGTAATCAAGATTACCGTAAACCCTTTTTTCATCATTGTTCGTTGTGGCAATCAAAACAGAACCGCGTATTCCCACTTGATCCAGCTCTGCTTTTAACTGTGTGTCAAGTCCTTTGTGCAAGATACTAATTTCTGCTTTGTGTGTACACAAGGTTCCGGGACCGTCAGTTTTGAGAGTAACACTAATGCCGGCTCCGTTTTGCTGCAGAGGCAGAAGCCGTTGAGCATTGCTAATCTTCCGGAGAAATGCACCTGATGAAGTCACTGCAAAGGTTGATAATTCGTCTATAAAGACGAGTTCGATAGATTTATAACCGCCTAAATTGTTCATAATTGATTGATTATTAATGATTGCGCGCATTTTATCACGCTTTTACTCTTGTTTTCTCACTGTTTTACCCCGAAAATCGGACAATTAACTACACTTGCTCGGTCTAACTTTTTCGGGTATATGGCCGCTTTTCTTCCTTCGGGCGGATCTTCCCGCGCCAGCGATAGTAATTCTTTAAAAAAGCATCTTCAGACAAGGAGGTAATTCCGTACTTATTCATAAAGGCGTGTATACCTACGATGAAGTTTACACCGTAACGGTGCTTCTGTTCGTCAACCATATCGTGCAGCTCTGCCCACATCATAAGATCCAGTTTCCGGTTGATGATTAACTGAGAACGTACCCCTAAGTAGTTATATGTTTTGGGAGACTTGCCGGAAGAACGGTTCGGTAAAGCAATGGAGAGATTTCCTTTATCGACTGGCACCGTGACCGGGCGGCGCTCCAACAAATCGTAAATAACATGGTAGATATCACTGTTATCCGGGAAGGTGACAGGAATATCCTGAAACTCGCAGTATTTCCCGATCAGGTATTCCCGGATATGTGCAGGTACGTTTATTTTGGTGGTCATCGTATTAATAGTTTAAGTGTGCAGAGCTAAAGTAATAAAAATAAGTGGATTATCCCGTATCCGGTCTGCATTTTTTGTATCTTATAGTTAATCCTACCCTTGTCATATCAGTACTATATTTTTGTACTTTAGTGCAAATTGCGCCTCTGATGTTTTAATCTCCTTTGATAATCAGTCGCTTACGCCCGTACAAAACCCGTACTTTTTTTGTACGGAATTTCGTTCTGCGTACAAAACGCCATTTTGTGCAAAAAAGTGCGATTCGTACGGTTTTGTACGAAAATCGTGCAGTGTTTAAATCTTTGATTTATAATGTAATAAATGTCGAAAAATAGGGCTTCGTACGAAAGTACAAAAATATATCTATTTTTTCATAGGGTATTTTTGTAAAAAGAAAAAAGAATAAAAAGAATATATAGAGTGTCCCTCTTTCCGCTTTTACTGTTCTTCGGCACAATTGTCCAAAATGTTTGTTCTTAATGAAAGGGGTGGGAGGGGAAGCGGATGAAAAAACAAAGGCGGCAGTACATGCGTACCGCCGCCGAAAGAATACTCCGCTCTGTGTTACCGCAAATCACCCGGATAGAATGTCTGTGATACAAACTCATATTCACGGGGTAGACTCTTAACCCCTACAATCACACAGATACCCCGCGCTGCCAGTTCGTAAAGCCGCTGGGTAGTGATCATAGCTCCCCGAAAATTATAGTTGCTGCAGAGTACGAAATAAGCCGTAGAAAGGTCGAATGAATGGACGTCTTTCCGGATGATCTTGGCGGCATCTGATGCTATTTGGGCAAAACCATAACGGACGGCCAGGCGCGCCATCAGCTTCTCCCGCTCCTGTATCGTTGGTGCTATAACTACCTGTATTTTATTCTCTTTTTTTATCATAATATTATTGCATATATCGCTAAAAATGCCTACCTTTACAAGGTAATAAATTGGAATACTATATGCTTTTTACTCCTTTGCGGTAGGGGCGCGACGGAACGAATTTATAGCATTTTCTAATCATCGTATAATCGTCCGAGAACTCCAATAGATCATCCGTAACATTTTTCCTGCATGTATCTTCAATAATAAACAGGCTTGCCACCTTGATAAACATACCCATTGTCTTCTTGCTGCAGTGATCTGCTATGCGCAACACCTCGCCTTCCTGGATACTGAACAATTTCTTGTAGACAGCATTGTAGAAGCGCATAAACCGGGCGGGTTCCTGCTGGTATAGGGGATACAGTTCCTTTATTAGTTCAGAATATGTCGGCACCATCATAATGAATATATAGGTTCTAAGATAGCATTGATCAGTTCCAGATAAATGGGTTCATCTTCCGGATTGAATGAAATCAGCACATCTATGTTGCCACCGGAAGCCCTGCCGATCTCCATATGTATTGGCAGGTTGTCTTCAAGTATCATTTCAGCCATGATCTGGGTCAGTCGCGAGTCTATTGTTTTCTTTATCAATATCATACTACTAGTATTCTATAATTTCGTCATTTATTTCGGCTTTGAATGGCAAGCCTGGATAGTCATTGATTGAGCCGGCTTCTTCATTGTCAGGAGCGATATCCTTGCACCCTACAGTAAAATACTCTACACCTCCGGCTTTATCGTCCAGGACTGGATTTCCGTCCTTATCAAACTGGTGAGGCTGACCTGTTATCGGATCATACTTGTTCGGATTAAAAGTATATCCTTTCCATTCGCAGTATAACTTAAATTTCTTTTTGAATACTGTGGAACTGATGAACTTCTTCTGTGTCTGATCATAATTGCAGAATGCATCGTAAAGGTCTTTACGAACTAATCTGCAATTAAGATGGGCCGGATCAGAAAAATATTCGTCTGCCCAGGATATCAACGGCTCAGTGATTTCCTGGCGCAGCTTGCGCATTTCAAGACGTTCACCCGGTGCCTGGACAACTCCGAATGTCAAGTAGAGCTGGATGCAGTTAGCTAACAGATTCCAGGTTAAATTCCACTGATCGAAATCCCATTCCGAAAAGAACAGGCAACCGAAATCATCAAGCGGTTTATGTACGTCATTGTAGTAGTCGGAGAAAGCGACTAACCATTGTCGGTCCGTATAGCTGGAACCAGTTCCCCGGATGGCGTGATTCGTAGGTATGTAAATCTTGGCGGATTTAGCGAATGGAATAGTGATCCGTCGGCCACCTTTGTAGTTTATTGTCCAGTCCCCTGTAATCACAGGAAACAAAAACTCAAAATTGAAGTTCTGCAGCACGTCGTCGATGAATACCAGTTTCGTATTTTCCTGCACATCATTCCAGATGAATTGATCGCTGAAGATATCGTTTCGCTTACCGGATATATAGGCGGTAGGTACGACATTGCGCATAAGTTCACCGATCAGTGACTTTCCGGAACGTCCGTTGGACTCACCGACTTCGGACTGTTTGCCATCCATACCGATAACCGCCCTGGCGACATTGTTGTCTTTGGCTTCCATCGCCATGTAACCGATGGCGCAAAGTTTGCTGAGCAGGTGGATCCGATTCTCATTCTCTTCCAATTCGTCAATTTCTTCCGTTTTTTTTCGCCAGGTGAAATTGCTGGCATTGATCAGAAATGTTAAGAACTGGCAGGAGCTTCCATCTTTTGTAATATCATAACTACATTGGCCGTCCTTCATCTTGAAGTGGATCAGCGGTTTGCCCAGGTACTTAGCCGGTATATTCTTCTTTTGTTCCTCCCAAATATGGTGCGTGATGCTTTCATACCCTATTTCCTTTACTGCATCTTTGTTGATATACCAGCAGCTTTTATCAAAGTAAAGGTATTGACTTTCCCGGTTCGGCTTGATAAAATTCGGTTCGATGAACCCAAGCAAGGAGAGTTTATCCGGGCCTACATATTGAGACACCCCTTTGATCAGCATTTCGTTAACCTCTTTTTTGCAGTAATGCTTGGCAAATTGGAATAGGTAATCCCGGGCGTCACTGGCGTCGATGGGGCGGACCACCGGCGGATCCAGATGAATGAACTGATAGCTCCGGTCCAAACGTCGGAGGCGGCCAAAGCCCCGGTTCTGCAGGAAGTTTTGTGAATTGACATAGCAGAATTCGATTTCAACTCGTTCATTTCCGGAACGGTCACTTTTGGAAACTTCATTCCAAAATTTTTCATCATCATCAAAAGGTTGTGCCAGTACCACCTTTCCGGACTCGTCGAATTTCCAGCGATATCGACCGAAAACAAACTCCGGAAGATTGCTCAGCACATCTTTATGAAGCTCCGCAAAAGCCTCGTGCGAATGCAGACACCAGAACTCCTGCAGCTTGTGATCGGTTAAGGTTGTAACCTTGAACATCTCGACATATTTTCCGAAGCCTTTCTTGTCATTACAGGCATAGTCTATATCTGTTGCAAGCTCGTTTTCTTTTCCGGAGAGAGTATTTGCCAGGATATCGTCAAGTCCTTTGTCTCTGGCGTCATTCTTCTGTATATGGCCGATGAAGATTTCCACATAGATATTGCGGTTCTTGAGCGTCCGCATATATTCTTTAAAGTTTCTTGCAGCGTAGAAGAAATTTCGAGGGCGCTTCTCCACTTGGTCATTGATCTTTATATTCGTTGAGATGTCATTCCAGTCCGAATCAAAGATAAATGCGACCTCTTTAACCTGGCATTCAGTAATGATACGCACCACATCTTCCGGTAGCGAGCCGTTCATTCCGAGATTCTGAATACCGGAGACTGCAATCGACGGGATACCGTGCTTGCACGCCTTTTCCGCTTTCTTTTCCCCTTCCTGGATATAGAGGCGGGGAATAGGCGTTTTCTCCTTAAACATCTTACGTATGCGCTCCGGTATATATACCGGTGTTCCGGATCCGGGAGGCGATTTGTATTTGAATGGCTTTCCCTCTTTATCCAGGTGGGAATCCGGGAACTGCCAACGGACCCGGAAATATTCTTTCTTCTCGTTAGTTACACGTTTCTTGCTGTCTTTGCGGTAGTAGGTGACAGGCATACCGTCAAGATCATAATATTCGATGATCACATCATCGCCCTTGGTGATGGCACCACGTTCGTCAATGGTACCGGGGCGAAATGTCCTCAATTCGAATATAGCCTGCTTGTCATCACTCTTATAAACCTTTGCGGTGACATCCTCAAAAGTTAATCCGGAGGCAGCCAGCATACGCGCGCAATAACTGTCTACATCCACGCCTTTGGCTGCTTTACTACCTTTTTTGAGCTTCTTTATTTTCTTGGGTTGGGGCTTTTCATCCAGTAGAACATTGAACCGGTTAGCCAGGTAATCAAGTGCTGCAGTATATTCCTTACCTTCGACTTTCATAAGGAATGAAAGCGCACCGTTACCGTTTACCTCATGGCATGAAAAACATCCAAAGACTTCTTTGTTCGGATTGATGCTAAATTTGCGAGCTACACCACAGTGAGGGCAATCACAAACATAACTGACTCCGGATTTTCTGAACTCATGAAAATCCTGGGCGACATCGAGCAGGCGTCCCTTTGCTGCGTCCTTTATTCTACTTACATCATTATCAGTGAATTGCATATATTGTTGATTTTATCATTCTGCGAATTACGGGATTTCCCTGTCGTAGTAACAGGACTACTTCATACAGAGAAAATCACCGGGATCCGCATACATAGCTAATCTGTTTTCCGCAGGATATATCCCCGCGACGATCCAACCGTAAGGCACATCAATCAGTCCATAACGAGGATATATGGCACTCCAATGTATGCCAATTCCTCCGGAATCGTATTCTACGACTTCAAAATCTTCTACTTGGCAATGTATGCGATTTACGATTTCTTTTCGTATCGCATCTGACTGTGATAATACATCGTTTAGTTCCATTTTAGTCTAATTTTTATTGGGGAAAGTCTTTGATCACACGTTTGGGAGTGCAATCATTAACTCATTCAATATTATCTGTATCAACATAGCCATAGCGCAGGTATAAGCTGATACAGTCCGCAATCAGTTCCCATGTATATGCCCAATCAGCCGTACTCCATTCATGATAAAAGATCTTTCCGAAATCGCTTACTATATTGCGTTCTTGGTTATAGTAGTTAGAAAATCGAAGTCGCCACATACGATATTTTAAGCTGGGACCTTTCGATGGTAATGGCTTCTCACTTGTCAATATGAGCTTTGGTGATTTGTTGAATGGTAGAAAACTACATCTACCTCCTTTCTTGTTAATATGCCAATCGCCCGTAATATTGGGGAATAGATACTCGAAACAGAATTGCTCTGGTACATCGTCAATGAGAACTATTTTAGTTCCTTCCGGCATTTGTGACCATGGAAATAAGTTCTTTGTTATATCCAAGGTTTTACCCTGTACAACATACATTCGTGATACCTCTCTAAAAAAGTTAGCAAAGAGTGTTTTCCCGTTTCTGGTACCGGATTCACAGAATACAGCACGTGGGTTTTCTGAATCTTTATATCCAACGATTAAATATCCTATTGCGCACAGTTTACTAAGCAAATGCACATCGTTTCTGCATTCATATTCAGATCCGCAAGGTTCTATCATACTCGTACGCTTTAAAAACTGTAGGAAATCGCATTTTTCTGCATTATCGTTTAACGTAAAATTGCACACACTATTTATATATCTTGCTTCAATCATAATGTTCGTTATTTGTAATTAGTTATTTTACATCTATTTAAAGGCTTATTTCATAATCCGATTCGATAAGAAAGAAGACCTCATTCGTGTTTTTATAGACCCTACGTTTAGCACCAAGAGCCTTCAGTTTCTTGTGCGAAATACAAACATTGTAATCTTCAACAGAACCACCTTGGTTATTGTGAATGTGGATCTTGACATTCTTTCTTGTTACAGCCCATGCCATAATTGTACTCCTTTCTAATTTATCTAAATTAATTAGAACTGCTCTCTTATTACATCGTCCATCGCCATGAGAGTAGTTGACAGAGTATTATACTTCTGCTTTGTTTTCTCATACGATTTTACTTGCTCCTCTGTGGACTCTCCAGACTCATAGATATCACTAAGGCGTTCGAATTGCTTCCTGGTTACGAATAACATTTCCTTTATTTTCGGACGTAACACAATGCAATCTATTTTTGACAAGCAAACAGTCCATTCCAGTGGGCTGTCTAGCATTTCTTTGGTTGTATTAGCGTATGCCATATTAGATTATATTTAAATTGAATTAAGTTTTGATAAAATAAAATCAGCTAATTTTTGCGTTTCTTTTTCGGTTTCTTGTTTTTGAACTTGACAAATGAACCTCTTTATATTAAAAAACGTACCATCAAATGAACCTTCAATGATATAAGTACCTTTACGATCTGTCTCTTTTACAAATTTTGTTTTCATTTTATTCAGTATTATATTTTATTGAATTATTCTGTAAATGCACTCGACTAATAGCACAAAAAAAGTAATAACAAATAGACTTTTCCAGAACTTAATCTTCTTATCGTATTTGTTTTTATATCTATACCATTCATATTCTACAACTTCTTTACAATCGGATTTGTAGTGCTCAAAATGCTTGTTAATGTAATGGGTAATATCATCAACAATGGCGTGCTTAACCTCGTCAGATACAGATTCGGGGTAGCCACGTTCATCGTAATTTAATTCGGTAATAACTTGTTGTCTTATTACTTTTTCCACACCATTTATACGAAAGCGCATTGATATTCCACTTGATTTGACATACCGCAAGAACATCTCTTTAGCAAGTTTTTCTACCTCTTCTTCTTTCAGTTTGGCTATTGAGTCAATTCGTTCGAACTCTTCTTCATCTACAATGATAATAGGGTTCTCCGGTTTCATTCTATGTATTTCCATAATGTTCCTTTCTGTTTTGTTATTAGTTATTAGTTATTCTTTGAAATCCAATTATCAGTATCACAGTAAAAGCAATATCCGCTTTTAGGATGTTCCGCACCGTCTTTAGCTCCACAAGTTCCACAATAATACTCCTTGTCATATTCCGGGGAAAGACCTTTATTTCGTTCTTTAATGACGGCTTTTCTTTCTTCAAGCATCATCATTTTATCGGGATTACGGCTCAAATAAAATTTTCTGACTTTATGTATTTGCTTTTCAAATAGTTCGTCAGATTCAGCTATTTGCTTTGCTGTATATTTGCTCATATTTTACTTGTTATTCGTCTGATTCATTATCCTGTTCTTCGACCTCAAATTCAGCTTCTCCC